GAGTATTATTCTGTTAAAGTATTAGGTAGAGTTATTATGCTTATTACTATGTTACCATTAATAATTTCTGCTAATAGAAGACTACACGAAATTGGTATGGCAATCTTTTTTGTGGGATTTATTTATATAATTATTAAATATCATATTTGGAATGTTTATTTTTAACACGGTATAAAAAATATAAGGAGTACGTAATATGCCTACAGTACATTTTCCTTACACAAAAAAGGGAGAGCAAAATGCAAAAGCTGCCGCTAAAGAATATGGCGGTAAATATGTAAGTGATAAAAAGGACAAAGCTGGCGGTGGAGCATCCATTATGATTGCTGTAGGTACACCAGTTAAAAAGAGAAAGAAATCCCCTGCTAGGAGAAATAGCAAGGCACATAAAAAATGAACGATATCGAGCGAAAGAATGAAATCGATATTGTACAGATTCGTGGTGAATTGAAGCTACTGGCTGAAAAGATAGATGTCATAAAGACAAATGATCTTTATCACATTCAGAAATCAGTAGATGGTGTAAATAAGATTTTATGGGCCGTTGGACTTCTTATTCTTGCTCAACTGGCTATGGGAATTAAAATGGCTATCTTTGGTTAAAGTAATGCAAGCAAGTGTATCTTTTAAATGGTCTGAACTAGAATGTAAGTGCGGTTGTAAGACAAGATATGTACAAGATGAAGCTATAAATAAATTACAAAAACTAAGAGATATTTTACAAAAACCAATGATTATAAATAGTGCAGCACGTTGTCCTTTGCATAATGTGCGAGTAGGGGGTTCACCAAAAAGTCAACATAGGTCTACGAAACAAAGTCCCTCTACGGCATTTGACATTTCATTAAGGGGTTTAACTAAAGAAGAAGTAATTAAAGCAGCAGAATTTGCTGGATTTAAAGGTGTGGGAGTAAATTATAAAAGCTTTGTACATGTAGACAATCGTAAGTACTCTGCAACGTGGTAAGGAGAATTATATGTTTGATATGATAGCTTCAGTATTAACTGGCGGTGCTACTGGTATTATAGGTAGTTTAATTGGTACTGTAGGTCGTTATTTTGAAACTAGGCAAAAAATAAAACAGATGTCTTTGGAGTTCGATCAAGAATACAAATTACAGGAATTGCAAATCTCCTCTAGAAAAGAGGAGCTTGAAAGTGAAGAAGCCATTGCACGTATGGAAACAAATGCAGCTATGAAGACAGCTTCCTATGCACATGATGCTTCATATGGACCTGCATCTGTTACGATAGCCTCTATTCTTCGTTTTGTACGTCCAGTTCTTACGTTTGTATTATTGGGCTTTGTCGTATATATCTTTTGGCAAGCAAATGACGATAAAGCACTTGTATTTGATTTATCAAACCAGATCATGTTCCTGACTACAACTGCTGTAGCATGGTGGTTTGGAGATAGAAGCTTTAGAAAATGAGAGAATTAACCACAAAACAAAATACGTTTCTACAGGTATTGTTCGATGAAGCTGGAGGAGATTCATCTAAAGCTAAAGTATTGTCTGGCTATAGTGAAGCTTCAAGTACTTCAGAGATTGTACGTTCATTGAAAGATGAAATTCTTGAACTTACAAAAGAGTATCTTGCAGTGAATGCGCCAAAGGCAGCTAATGCTTTAATCAATGTACTAGATCATCCTGCTGAATTGGGCAACCAACATAGACTAAATGCAGCTAAAGAGATGCTGGATCGTATTGGTATTCAAAAAACAGATAAGGTAGAAGTATCTGCTCCACAGGGCATCATGCTGCTTCCACCAAAAGAACACGGCCTACAGTAAAGGCAATTGTAGTGGCATATAAAAAAGGAGACTACAAAAAATACCATAAAAGTAAACGCATGAAAAAAGAACGTGCGAAAAGAAATAAGAATAGGCGTGAAGCAGAACGTAAGAAAAGGGTTAAAAAGGGTGATGGTAAACATATAGACCATAAGGACGGTAATCCTAGAAATAATACAAAGGGTAATTTAAGAGTAGTCTCAGCTAGAAAAAATAGAAAAAAACAATAATGTATGATGCCGGATATTTTAAAATGCCTGATCCTGTCGGGTTACAAGAAGACAGTGTGTGGCTAGAGATACCAAGAATAAGTAGAACCATTCCGTTTGGTTATGAGGTATATGAAGAAGATCAAGATGTACTTATACCTATTGTAGAAGAATTAGAAGCTCTGGAATTAGCAAAAGATTATTTAACAGAGTATTCTTATAGAGATGTAGCAAGGTGGTTAAGTGACAGAACAGGACGACAAATCTCCCATATCGGACTCAGAAAACGTGTCCAAAAGGAAAAGCAAAGGAAAAGCAAGGCAGCTACATATAGAGCATGGGCTAAAAAATATGAAGTCGCCATCAAAAAATTTGAAGAGCTTGAGGAGAAGCGTACAGGCGCGAAAGAAAAAGCAAGAAAAGGAGAAGCCCAATCCACCGCCTAAGCCAGAGATAAAAGAAAGTGATGAAGGTTTATCGCTAAAAGAAAAATATAACATATTATTTGAGCCTAATAAAGGGCCGCAAACAAACTTTTTAGCGTCATCGGATCGTGAAGTACTATACGGCGGTGCTGCAGGAGGAGGAAAGAGCTACGCAATGTTGGCTGATCCTCTTAGGTATTTAAGTCATCCTCAATTTTCTGGCCTACTTTTACGTAGGACCACAGAGGAATTGAGGGAATTGGTTTGGAAATCACAAGAGCTTTACCCAAAGATTATTTCTGGCGCAAAGTGGTCAGAAAGAAAAATGCAGTGGACCTCCCCTTCAGGCGGAAGATTGTGGCTGTCATATCTAGATAGAGATGATGACGTACTCCGTTACCAAGGGTTATCTTTTTGCTGGATAGGTTTTGATGAGCTTACGCAATGGCCCACACCATTTGCGTGGGATTATCTAAGATCAAGATTGAGGTCTACTGCGCCCGATCTTCCGGTGTACATGAGAGCTACTACGAACCCCGGTGGTTCAGGACATGTGTGGGTAAAAAAATATTTTATAGACCCAGCAACTCCCGGTGATTCCTTTTGGGCTACCGATGAAAATGGTAAAACATTAATATATCCTAAAGATCATAGTAAAGAAGGACAGCCTTTATTTAGTAGAAAGTTTATTCCTGCAAAGCTATTTGATAATCCTTATTTATCAACTGGTGGTGATTATGAAACAATGTTGTTATCGTTACCAGAAAATCAAAGGAAAAGATTGCTAGACGGTAACTGGGATGTAGCAGAAGGTGCGGCATTTCCTGAGTTTGATAGAACGGTACATGTAGTTGATCCATTTGATATACCAAAGAATTGGCCTAAATTTAGAGCCTGTGATTATGGCTACGGTTCTTACAGTGCTGTTTTATGGTTTGCAGTTGCTCCAGATGGTCAGCTAGTTGTATATAGAGAATTGTATGTATCAAAAGTATTGGCAAAAGATTTAGCCAATAAAGTTTTGGCACTAGAAGAAGGTGACGGTACAATTCTTTATGGCGTGTTAGATAGTTCTTGTTGGCATAAACGAGGCGATACAGGACCAAGCCTAGCAGAACAAATGATTTTAACTGGGTGTCGTTGGCGACCAAGTGATAGAAGTGCAGGAAGTAGAATATCAGGAAAGAATGAAATACATCGTCGTTTACAAATACAGGAATCATATGATGATGATGATCAAGTTCCCGGAATGACTGTATTTTATACTTGTAGAAATCTTATTTCACAACTTCCTTCAATTCCTCTTGATAAAAAGAATAGTGAAGATGTAGACACAAAATCTGAAGATCATTTATATGACGCTTTAAGATACGGTGTAATGAGTAGACCAAGAAGAGGTATATTCGATTTTACAATTGAAAAAATGTCAGATAGATACACACCATCTGATGCAACCTTTGGATATTAAAATATGGTAGATATAAACTTTGAAGAAGAAGATACTTTAGTTTTAGATGAAAAAACTGAGGACGATGAGTTGTCGGGAATAGTCACTTTTATTAAAGACAATTTTAAAAGATCAAAAGATTGGAGAAGGTTTGATGAAGAGAGGTGGTTACAGTCTTATCGTAACTATCGTGGTATTTACGGTTCTGATGTACAGTTTACAGAGGCAGAACGATCTCGTGTCTTTATTAAGGTAACAAAAACAAAAGTACTTGCCGCTTATGGACAGATTACAGATGTACTATTTGCAAGGCAAAAGTTTCCTTTAAGTATTGAGCCTACAACTTTACCTGAAGGAGTTACTGAGTCTGTTCATTTTGATCCTAACGATAAGACAGAAGAAGATTCAGCAGAAGAAGGGATGACTAAAAGTCCATATGGTTTTCCGGGAGATGGCGAAGATTTAGAACCCGGAGATACCGCTGCAAGTTTATCGGAACGTAAGTTAAAACTTGGCCCACTAGAAGACAAGCTTTCAGAAATTGATGGGCTAAAAGAAGGTATAGGTCTTACACCCTCTGCAGTAACTTTCCATCCTGCAATGGTAGCAGCTAAAAAGATGGAAAAGAAAATAATGGATCAACTAGAAGAGTCAGGTGCAAGTAAGCATTTACGCTCTGCTTCTTTTGAGTGTGCTTTATTTGGTACAGGAATTATTAAGGGTCCATTTGCAGTAAATAAAGAATACCCAAATTGGAATGAAGAAGGTGAGTATAATCCTACAATTAAGACTGTACCTAAATTAACCAATGTGTCTTGCTGGGATTTGTATCCTGATCCAGACGCAAGTAATATGGACGAAGTTACATATGTAATTGAACGACATAAGCTTTCTAAATCTAAACTACGTGCACTAAAAGATAGACCGCATTTTAGGCATGAAGCCATTGATCGTTGTATCGAAATGGGAGAAGTGTATACAAGTGAGTATTGGGAAGATGCCCTAAAAGATTATTATCTTAATGATCATCCTGAACGGTATGAAGTTCTTGAGTATTGGGGAACAATGGATTCCGATATGGCAAAAGAGTTTGGCCTAGATTTACCAAAACAATTTAAAGATGTAGATCAGATACAGGTAAATTGTTGGGTATGTAATAACTTTATTTTACGTCTTGTAGTAAATCCATTTAATCCTACTCGTATTCCTTATTATGCTGTACCATATGAGCTTAACCCATATAGCTTCTTTGGTATTGGCCTTGCTGAGAATATGGACGATACCCAAACATTAATGAATGGTTTTATGCGTATGGCAGTTGACAACGCTGTACTAAGTGGTAATCTTCTTATTGAGGTAGATGAAACTAACCTTGTTCCGGGGCAGGATTTAGAAGTATATCCGGGTAAAATCTTTCGTAGGCAAGGTGGCGCACCCGGACAAGCTGTATTTGGTACTAAATTCCCAAATGTAAGTAATGAGAATATGCAGTTATTTGACAAGGCTCGGCAGCTTTCAGATGAAGCTACGGGCCTTCCTAGTTTTGCACATGGACAAACAGGTGTTACAGGCACAGGTAGAACAGCTTCAGGTATCTCTATGCTGATGGGTGCCGCTGCAGGAAGTATCAAAACAGTAGTTAAAAACTTTGACGATTATTTGTTACGTCCATTAGGAGAATCTTTTTATAGTTTCAATATGCAGTTTGATTTTGATCCTGACATTAAGGGTGATCTTGAAATTAAAGCTCGTGGAACTGAAAGTTTAATGGCTAATGAAGTAAGAAGTCAAAGGCTATTGCAATTCTTGCAGGTTGTAGGTAATCCTGCTCTTGCACCTTTTGCTAAGTTTACCTCTATTATTCGTGAGATTGCAAATTCAATGGGGCTTGATCCCGATAAGGTATGCAATACTCCTGAAGAAGCGATGAGACAAGCAAAGATATTGCAACAACAGCAACCTGAACAACCTCCCGCTGGTCAACAGCAACCTCAACAAGCACAAGCTCCGGGTTTAAGTCCAAATGACTTACAAGGCGGTGGCGGTGGTAATATTGGAGTTGGGGCTGCACCTACACCTATGGAAGGACAATTTAGTGGAACACAACAAACTCCTCAACAAGCTCAAAACACTGGTCAACAACAAGCGCCAGTGGGTCGCGTTCAATGATTATATTGATTGGATGATTATGCAACAACAGGCTACTTTAGAACAAACAGATAATTCTGTGCTTATTTGCAGAGCACAGGGAGCCATTACTACCTTGCGTAAAATAAAACAATTAAAGGATGAGGTTAATTTACATGGCTGAGAATATTCCTCTTCCTCGCTTTAAACCTAAAGAAAAAAAAGAAGGTATTCTTCTTCCTCGTCCTAAACCTAAAGAAAAAAAAGTTGCCGGAACAGATAAATTATATTCTATGATGGGTAGACCTTCTCCAGAAGATGTTATTATAAGGGGAAGGGGAGAAGCAGGATTAACAGAAGAAGCCAGAAGAGTATACGAATCAGCTAGAAAAAGTGGACAACAGCATACTAAGCCTCTACCTGAAGAAGAAGGAGGATTTTTTTCTCCGCTTGTTGATTTTTTTGCAGGAGATTCTGAAGAAGATATACGCCCTATTACTGAAGAAGAATTATATGGAGCAAGTCTAGAAGAACAGAAACTTGGTTTACCTTTTGCACCAAGAAAAACTACAAAAATTAGTAGAGAAGTTAGAAAGGCTTTAATAGAAGATGCTGGAAAATTTCCACTTGTAGCATTGGGTCTTGATCCTAGAAGAGTTGCAACTGTACCAGAATGGACAGCTTTAGGGCAGTATATTCCCCATAAAGATGACCCTAAATCTTTACGTTATGACCATTTAGAAGGAGGCAGAAGAGAGCTATTAAGCGAAAAAGGAGATCGTCCTTATTTGGCTAAAGAAACAGATTTTTTAGTAGCAAAAACACCTATTTCAAATAGAAATCCTCCATATGATTCTTCTTCAGTAACAGTAAGAAGTACTATTTATCACGAAGGTATGCATAGAGGAATTGCTGATCTTTTAACAAACACTGATTATAAATTACCCAGTCTTGCACTGACAGGTAATCATTCTCTTAAAGTTACTACTGAAGATAAAAATCAGTGGAGTTCAAACGCTAGAGAAGAAATACTTGTAAGATTACTGGATTATCGTGATCTTATACCAAAAATAGATAATGATAAAGAAAGACGAGATGAAATACGAGACTATCAAATATTTTTTAGGAGAGGTTTTGCTGCTCGTTTAGATATAGATAAGCTACTAGAAGACCCAAAAATTAATGCTGAACTAGATAAATTAAATTCAATGGCACAAAAATTAAGAGAAGAAAAAGGACATTCTTCAGGTGAAACCTTTAAAAACTACCAAAGCGGGGGCTTAAACATATCTAATGGTTTAGGTTCTGCTCCTCCTTCTGATCCTTTTCATCCTCCACGAAACGGATTAGTTTCTCCTAAACAGGAATCTGGATACTATTATGATCCAGATACAGATGAAGAAGGATATATACCAACTGAAGCTGAAAAGGCGGCAATTGCTTCTGACCCTCGCAGTTTAATGACACGAGAAGATATAGAAGCTAGAGAAGATATTCTAGCTCCTCATAAACCTACATGGCGTGAAGAAGGTCGTGCAACTATTCAAGATTTTCTAACATCTGTAGGAATGGATAAACATGCCGCAAGAAACTTTGCTGAAAGTACTTTAGGTAATCCTGCTAGTGAACGAAAACTTTTAGGGCTTGCGGATGTAATTGGTTTAGATATTCCGTATTTAGCACAAGAACAAAGTATAGCAGCAAAACGGGCGGCAGACACGGGTGATATTGGTGGGGCTGCTATGCATAGTGGTATTGCTGCAGCTTCTGTACTTCCTCTTGGGTTTATTTTAAGAAAAGTCCTTAAAAGTAAAAAAGGACAAGCTGCAATTCAAGAAATGGCAGAAGATTTTACAAAACGATCAGAACAAGGAAAATCTCCTGTTCCTATAGGTCTGACTACTGAAGATGTTAGTATTGGTCATAATCTTGGTCCTCCTTTAGAGGATATCGGCCAAAGAATTACTACTACTAAAAAACCAAGACCCGACATAGATGAGCTAGGTTTTTATTCTGTTGTTGGTCGTGCAATAGATGAATTACCACTATTTAAACACCAACAAGTAGCTCCCGGTGATCAAGTATTAAAAGCAATCATTAAAAGAGGAGCAACAAAAGAAGAGATACATGAATCAGGGTTAGCTAAGTTTTTAGAAGGTAAAAAAAAGGTTACTCAACAAGAAGTTCAAGACTATTTTAAGGCTAATCAAGTTAAACTTAGTGAAGTAGTATTAAAAGATCAAGCTGATTTACCACAATTAGAATGGGGAGATAAGAGTTTTATTTCTAGCGAAGAATACAAGGCTAAGAAAACAGAAGCTATTTTAGATACTCTTACTCAATCCGCCGGGTACCATGGCTTCCGGTGGGGCCAAGAATTTAAAAATATTTATAGATATATGAATGCTGCTGATGAGAATAAATATCCCATGAAGCCGAGTGAAGAATTTCTCTCGGATTCACTTGAGCCTACTCGCGAGGAAATTAGAAGTACTGTTGTACATCATGGTATAAAAGGACTTGATCCTGAAACAAAAAAAGATTTTTTAAATGCTTTAGATACTTCTATACAAGCAGATATTGATGTAGCAATTGAAGAGGGCGGTAACTTTGAGCTATTCAAAACTAAGGACGGTAAGTACGAAATTTTTGGTCATAATTCGCTAGATTGGAATACTAGCTTTGGTGCAGATGAAGGTTTAGTTAATATATATAATACTCTTGAAGAAGCAAAAATACAAACACAAGCACATGAACAAAATATTACTATGACAGAATCGGAAGTTATTGGAGCAAGATGGAGGGAATACGCTAGTCCCGGTGGCGAGAATTACGAAGAGCTATTACTTACAGTTCCTAGACGTCCCGATCCGCTCGGCAAGATGGCAAGTCAGGCGGCGCGAATGTCTGGCGTCCGCCTCTCGGTGTACGGGCCACGAAACTATAATGATCCTCATTATCGGGATATAAAAGACAATATTGTAGCACATCTACGAACAACAAAAAGAGATAATGTTAAGGTAGAAGGGGAAATTATTGAAACTCTTCATGCTGAAGAAATACAAAGTAAAGTACATTCGGAAGGACGAGAATATGGATATGTACAAGAACCTCCACCTATAACTGAAGAGATACAAGCAAAACTAGATCGTTATAACGAACTTAGAAATTTTGATACAAATGAACGGAGGAAATTAAGAATTGAATTAGCACCTTGGCTAGAAAGTCAAGGTGGTCGCATTGCAGATTTACCTTTTAAAAAGACATGGCATGAATTTACTTTTAATAGGCTTGTATATAAAGCTATAAAAGAAGGAAAAAATGCAGTTTCATGGACGGTAGGAAAAACACAAGCAGACAGATATGACGATGAGCGGTTAATACCATTTTACGATGAAGTATTAACAGGATATGCTCAAACATTTAGTAATAAGCATGGTGGAGGACAAGTCACAAAAGGAAGTTTTAAAAGAACGCTTACAGAAGACGAATTTTTGAATTTATCTTCTGCCACGCCGGATAACATTCTTTCTCGCATCGCCGAGAAGCAACGGGAAGAAGTATGGGTTTTACCTATTACTAAGGAAATGCGTGAATCTGTACTAAAAGAGGGTAATAAACGGTTTAAAACAGGTGGTCTAATTACTAAACAAAAGAACTTCCAAAGCGGGGGCTTAAACATGGCAAGAACAGAAGAAGAAGTATATGACGACACAGAAGATCAAATGGACATGATGGGATTTGAGCCTCAAGAACAATCTATTGATCCTGTAAGTGGAAATGAAGTACCACTAGGAGGTACGCCTGAAGGTGTAAGAGATGACATTGACGTAAAGATGAGCAAAGGGGAAATGGTAATTCCTGAATATGCTGTAAACTATCATGGTGTAGAAACATATGTAGATTCTATCCAAAAGGCACAGCGAGGCTATGATCAAATGAAAGATATGGGTTTAGTGGGCAATCCTGATGAAGCAATAATGGATCAAAGTGAACCTCTACCTAAAATGGGAGCAAAAGATATTCCTGAGTATCAATTTGGTGGATTGGCTAGTGCTCCACTTCCTAAAATTCCTACACCTACAATAGCACAACCTGTTACTCAAGATGTCTCTACAGTAGCTCCATTACCTCCTGTAAACATTCAAACTACTCCTATAATGTCTCCATATCCTAGTGGGTATTTTATTGAAATAGCGGGACAACCTAACATGTTTAAGTTTGTAGCTCCTCCGGGGCAACAAAACACACTTACAGGAACATATACGAGAGAACAAATAGGAAGTGCTGCTCCTATTGCTCCTGTAGGTACGACATCTGAATCTGTATATGGACCGGGATTTCAGACATATACTCCTTCTTATACAATGCACAATATACCAAGTACAGGTGGTTATAAAGTTATACCGTACACAAATGCTGAAGGAAATATTGTTTATATGACTAGCGTTAATGGGCAGATACAAGGAACTATTCCTACAGGATATTCTCCATCTGTTGAAGAAGCTGTACCTGCACCACAAATGCAACAACCTATTCAAGCTCCTGTAATAGCTCAACAACCTCCTGTAGCTCCGGGTGGTCCTCCAAGTCCTCCAAGTGGTGTTGTAGGTGTAACACCACCTTCTGTAACCCCTGCTGTACCTGCTACTCTTTCAGCCCAGAATCAAGCTACTGTTCAGTCAATTCATAGTTCAATAAATGCACAATTTGCCCGTTTTTCACAACCTATGCTGTCACAATCCGATATAGCTGCTAGGACTGCACCAGATGTATCAATGGAAGGAATAGCAGTAGAATCACCAGTTGGAGATCTTTCACATGCAGACATTGCTGAAACAGCTATACATGCGGTTACGAGTTTAGTGGGTATTCCTTCCGTAGCTGTAACGGGACTTGCTAAACTGGGAAAATCTTTAGCTTTTCATGGAAATCAAACACAATCAGCAATGATGCAAGGGGCAGTAAATTCTGTGACTGGTAAATCTTCAATTGCCGGTACGGGCTATCATGCTGCTTCTGGTTGGTCTGTCCATGCTGTTCCTAGTCTTTTTGGCCTCACAGCATTAGTAGCATATAATGACAAAGATGTAACAGCTTTTCGATCTGTACAGGATGTTTACAGATCAGTTTACGCTCCGGCCTTTGTCAAAGATTTAACCAATATGACAACTGTGGAAATACAGAATGCTATACAGCAGGATAGCAATGGGAACGTTATAGGTATTGATGCTCCAAATGCAATAGGTACTAAAAATGGAATGGTTTTATCTGATGGAAATTTCTATAGTTACAAACATGATACAACAAATGCTTTAATGCCTATGGCAGATTTTAAAAGTTTGAGCAAAGAAGCTAAAGCACATATATATGCTCTAAGAGATGATTCTCTTTTTGGTCTTCTTCCTTCTGATGATGCAATGGGAGAAGAGGGACTTACAGAACATTCTAAAATGGCTACGTTAGCAGATACTATGTACGGAACAAAGATTTCGAAGGAAGGAGAAAAAACTATTACGCAGGATTATAATGATAGGAAAGCCAAGATTGCAGCAATAACAAAAACAAATCTTGATAACTCATTAAAGGCAAAGACTCCTTATTCAGCTAGTTATGCGGCGATGGGTCCAAATATATCATACTCTGGCCCAACGGGAAGTAAGGAAGGTACTGGTTTTTATAGTGGCCGAGCAGGACATACTTCACCTACTGGGCCTACTGGAACAGCAGCTACAGGACCATCTTCTCCATCAAGCCAATCCCCTTGGTGTTGGGTAGCCCGAAAAGTATACGGAGAAGATAATCCGAAATGGCAGATATTCCGTTCATGGTTATGCACACAAGCTCCAAAATGGCTTTATAAAGCATATGGTAAATATGGCGAAAGCTTTGCAGAATGGCTTGACGGTAAAGAAAGAACACAGAAGATTATTCGTAAATGGATGGATAAAAGAATACAAAAGTATTTAGATACACAACCTAAAACGGCTCAAGAAATTGGTCCTCTTTAAAATATAAAGGAAACAAAACAATGCCAGAAGCAATAGTACCTCAAGAACAAATGGAAATGTTTAATCAAGGACGAACAGAGCGGCGTCCTTCTCTTCCTCCTCGTAGGATGGCTGAAGCGCCAATGGAAGAAGCCATTAGTGAAGTTTCAATGGAACAAGAAGAGGTAATGGATACAGGATTATCCAGAAGTGATCCAAAAACATTGTTGGCTGATTTTGGAAACTTTTTAGTGGGACTGCCTAATGAAAAAACTACTTTTATGAAATCTTTTATAATGGATAATCCTCCTATTACTGAAGCGGTATCAGGTACTTTACAAATGCCTCCTGAAGATTTAAACGATATGTTTAACGCATTATTGGGAGATATAGAAGCAACTAAAAGATTAATGCAAAAGTTTGGTGGTGAAGAAGCTATGGCTATGGAAGAACCAATGCAACCACGACCACTTGCACAACCACAACCACAGATGCCAATGCAAGCGGAACAACCTCCAGTACCAATGGAGCAAGGCAGAGGATTAGCCTAACTACAATAATCCTCATTTTGTTGGCCTTACCTAACCCCCCGAATTTGGCTACGGTTGGCCCCAACACAGGAGTAAGAATATGTCAGATGAAATTGGTGTAGTAGAACCAGTAAAAAAAGTTGCAGGTTTTGCAGGCGATAAATACAATACAAGAAAAACAATTGAAGATGAAGAAAAAGAGCTAGAAGAATTAAAACAGGAACAAAGTGTAGAAGAAAAGAAAGCACAGAAAGAGGCTGAAGATAACATAGAGCCTGATAACCCAGAAGAAAAAACCTTTAAGAAACGATATGGGGATTTACGTAGGCATTCACAAAAACAAAAGCAAGAATATGACGAAAAACTTTCTACTTTAGAGTCACAACTTTCTGAAGTTACTAAAGCACAGATACAGTTGCCTAAAACAGAAGAAGAGATTGATGTTTGGTCAAAAGAATATCCTGACGTAGCTGCAATAATTGAAACAATTGCAATAAAAAAAGCAAAGGAACAATCTGAAGATTTAGAAACTAAGATGGAAGAAATAAACAAGCTTCAAGCTTCAGCTAAAAAAGAAAAAGCAGAAGCAGAACTTTTTGCGATACATCCTGATTTTGAAGACATTCGTTCTACTGATGATTTCCATCAATGGGCAGAAGAACAACCAAAATGGGTACAAGAAGCTCTTTATGAAAATGAAACAGATGCACGTTCTGCAGCTAGGGCAATTGACTTATATAAAGTAGATAAAGATATATCTGTATCTAAGCCTAGCAAAGCCTCTAAAAATAAATCTGCTGCTGAACAAGTAGATACAAGAAACAAAAGAAGTGCTCCTGACAATAACCGAAATAATTTACAATGGAAAGAGTCTACTGTAGATAAAATGAGTGCTGATGAATACGAACAAAATTCAGATAAGATCATGGAATCAATCCGAGCAGGAAAGTTTGTCTATGATATATCTGGAGAAGCTAGATAAAATACATTTTTAGCTTGACAAAATATAATATTTAACTATAAAGGTATTATTAAAAGAACTAGGCCCATATTTAATATGCTACCTCTAGTTTTTTAGACTACGCTTTTCGGTATACCCAGTAAACAAGGCCGATAAATTTTTGATCATTATTTATCTTACCCTCTATGTAGCTGGCCCCTAGAAAAGTTAAACCTTGTGGTGTGATATTTATGTCACACTTGTGAGCCTTGCTGCTCACTCGTAATGAGAAAAGGAGAAAGATTATGGCTTTTCAACGTGCGGCAGGGTATAACAATTTGCCGAATGGCAATTTTAGCCCTGTTATTTACTCTAAACAGGTACAGGTAGCTTTTCGTAAAAGTTCTGTAGCTGAAGGTATTACCAATAACGACTATTTTGGTGATATCGCAAGCTTTGGTGATACAGTTCGTATTATCAAAGAGCCTGAGATCACGGTCAGATCGTATGCCCGTGGTACTCAAATCTCTCCTCAAGACCTTGATGATGAAGATTTTAGTTTGGTCGTAGATCAGGCTAATTACTTTGCCTTTAAGGTTGACGACATTGAAGAGGCACATTCTCATGTGAATTTTCAGTCAGTAGCATCTGATCGTGCGGGTTATCGCCTAAAAGATCAGTATGATGCAGAAGTATTGGGCTACCTTTCAGGTTATGCACAAGCTTCTGTAAGTGCAGTTGCCAGTTCCGCTAATACTACGGTTTCTGGAACCAAGGCTGTATCTACTGCTGGTTCAGATGAATTGCTTACTTCAATGAAGGTGAGGAAAGATTCTTTTGGCAATATTACCACTACGTCGGCGGGGGATCATTCAATTCCTCTTGCGCCACGGTTGCCGGGAGCTAGTGCGCTTCCGACTGCTACGGCTTCGCCTAATATGGTTATTGCTAGGATGGGTCGGCTTTTAGACACTCAGTTTGTTGACAAAGATGGTCGTTGGCTAGTTGTGTCTCCACATTTCATGGAAGTTTTGATGGATGAAGATTCGCGTCTTTTGAATCAAGATTTTGGTGAGGCTGGAGCATTACGCAACGGTCTTGTTCTCAACAATCTTTACGGCTTCAAAGTTTATGTCTCTAACAATCTTCCAGCAGTAGGTACTGGTCCCGGCACAAGTGGCTCGGCAAACCAGAAATCTAACTATGGTGTGATTGTTGCTGGGCATTCAGCTTCCGTAGCCACCGCTAGCCAGATTACGAAAACGGAATCGTATCGTGATCCTGATAGCTTTGCCGATATCGTGCGTGGTATGCACCTTTATGGTCGTAAGATTTTGCGTCCAGAAGCAATTGCCACTGCGATTTATAATATAGCATAGAGGAGTATGTACAATGGCAACTTTTGATATGACAGCCAAATCTACTACTGGCGTAAGTGCATCTTCTATTGCTTCTCTTCAAGTTACTCGTCCCGGAAGTACTATGAGAATGGTAGATGCTATTCTTGATATGGACGCGCTAACTGCAGACAGTTATAGCTGTACGGATGGTGATATTTTCCAGCTTCTAGAAATCCCTGCAAATACTTTTGTTTTGTTTGCTGGGGCAGAAGTTCTTAAAGCCTTTGACGGTACTTCCCCAACAGTGGATATTGATTTTGCTGCTGGTGATGATATTATCGATGGTGGAGATGTTTCCTCTACGGGTATTCTTGCTGAAGGAACAAACGGTCAGGCCAATGACGTTATTACTGGTGCTGATTCTTTGTTTGAAGGTTGGGTTACGACAACGGATACGATTGACGTTAAGTTGATCGCTGGTTCCGCTGACGTTACTTCTGGCAGACTGCGAGTTTATGCGTGTCTCGTTGACGTAAATGGCTATGCAGAAGCCGCTGATGAAGTTGATAGAGATCAGCTTGCTTAGTTAACTTTGGTGGGGAGGGGGGAAGAACTTTCCTCTCCCCATCATAACTATATATAGGATAGCAAATGGCAAATACCTTTTTAACCTACACTAATGATGTTCTTGCAAAAATGAATGAAGTGCAATTAACATCTTCTGATTTCAGTAGTTCTCGTGGCATTCAAACACAAGCTAAGAATGCTGTAAATCAAGCCATTAGATATATTAATCAACGAGAATTTACTTGGCCTTTTAACACATCAGAGGCTTCAAAAACATTAACTGCGGGTATAACAAGATATGCTTTACCCTCCAGTACAAAATGGGTTGATTATGCTACATTTAGAGTACAAAAGAGTTCTACATTAGGAAATGCTACGCAACATTTATCTACATTAGATTACCATGAATATTTAGATATGCATATTAGTCAAGAAGATGAAGTAGTTAATACTGCACTAAACGGTTCTCATACAGATTCAGATACAACTATAACCGTAGACTCAACTACAGGATTTGATTCTACTGGTACAATTGTTATTAACGAAGAAGAAATTACATATACAGGAGTTAGTTCAACTACCTTTACAGGAGCTACAAGAGCAGCAGGAGGAACTACTGCGGCTGCTCATTCTGATGATGATACTGTAACACAATTTGATGGTGGTAGTATTCCTAGCCATGTGTTTCGTACTCCTGATAATGCTTATGGGTTATTTCCCTATCCAAATAAGGCATATACTTTAGCTTTTGATTATTATACGTTTCCAAGTACAGATTTATCTGCTCATAGTGACACAACTACTATTCCCGATAGATTTAAACATGTAATTGTAGATGGGGCTGTATCTTACGTATATTTATATCGAAGTGAAGTACCTTTATACGAAAGAAGTTTTGCAATGTTTAATGAAGGTATAAAACATATGCAAACACTTTTAATAAACAGATTTGATTATATGCGTTCAACATATATTCCTCGTTCAAGTAGTTCTGCATATACCACGTCTTCATCTTTTTAATCATTATGTGTAATAATGAAAATTGCACATGTGAAAATTGTCAATATTCTCTTGGAAATCCTTGTGGATGTAGTGAAGGTAAAAATGAATGTCACTAAGATTAAAAAATGCAGCAGCAGCATTAGATAGCACTAGTCTTACTTCAGTATATACTTGTCCTACAAACTTTACCGCAAGAATAAAAGAAGTATGGGTAACAAATATAGATGGATCAAGTGCAGCTAACATAACTTTAAAGTGGACAGATACTTCTGCAAGTGCTACGTATGATTTACTTAGTACTTTTAGTGTAGCTGCAGATAATTACAAACAATTTGCTGATACTAATATTGTACTAGAAGCAGGAGATATATTTAAAGCACAAGCTTCTGCTGCAGACGATCTTACAGTATCATTGTTTATTGAAGAAGAACTAAATGTTACGGGATAATCATTAATGCCAGATACTTCCTCTATATCTCCAGTTACAGTTTCTTTAGGTGGTGGTCTTATTTTAGATAAGGACGATTTCTCTATTCCACCGGGAGCAGCGGTAGCTTTACAAAACTTTGAGCCAAGCATAAAGGGAGGCTATCGAAGACTTACAGGAAGTAGTAAGTTTGATGATGATCAGGTAAATAGTACAAATACAATTTTAGGAGTTAAGGTATTTAATAGTGGTGTATTAGCTGCTTCAGGTAATCTATTAAAATTCAGTACAGGAAGTGGTTGGTCTGCAAGTATTGCTACAAGAACATCTGCTGGTCGTTATAAATTTGACAATTTTAATTTTACTAATGCTGAAAAAGTAGTAATGGTAGATGATGTAAATCAAGCTGCTACATATGATGGTTCTACTTATACCCTATTGAGTAGTACTGGTGCTCCTGCTGATCCAGCTTCTGTAGCTGTATTTAGGGATCACATATTTTTTGGAGGAATGTCTACTAACCCACAAGAAATTGTATTTACTGCACCCTTTCTTGAAAATGATTTTACGGCGGCAAATGGAGCAGGGTCTATAAAAGTTGATACAAGCATTGTGGAATTAAAAGTCTTCCGCGATGCTTTATTTATTTTTGGTAAAGATAAAATATATAGACTTACTGGTACAAGTATAGCAGATTGGCAAGTAGTTCCTGTAACAAGAACATTGGGTTGTGCCGATGGATTTTCTGTACAAGAAATAGGTGGTGATCTTTTATTTTTATCTCCAGATGGCCTAAGAACAATTGCTGCTACTACTAGAATTGGTGATATAGAATTGGGTACTGTATCTAAACCAATTCAACCCCGTATTGAAGATATTGGTTTTGATAATGTTACTTCTGTTATTGTAAGAGGAAAAAGTCAATACCGATTATTTTATCCCAAAACAGGTGGCAGTACAGAAAATAGTAATGGTATTCTGGCTACGTTAAAAAGAACGCCAGAAGGAAATATTGGATTTGAATACGCAGACTTAGTAGGTATAAAGCCTTCATCTATGGATTCTGGTTTTATTAGTAATACCGAATACACAATTGAGGGCGGGTATGATGGGTATGTACGTAGACAAGAAAATGGGGATACCTTTGATGGATCAAACGTAATATCTGTATATCGTTCTCCTGATTTATCTCTTGGAGATACGGGCCTAAGAAAACTTATGCAACGAATTATTTTAAATTACGAAGTAGAGGGAACAATAGCTGCAGAACTTAGAGTTAGATATGATTCCGATTCTAAAGATACACCACAACCCGCAAAATTTGATATTACCTCTCCCGGTGGAATAGCAATTTTTGGTAGTTCTTCTGCTACATATAATAATGCTGTATATGGATCAAGTGGTGCTCCTATATTTAGAAGGGCTATTGAAGGATCAGGATTTTTAATTGCTGTTAAACTTAATCACAATAGTTCCAACAATCCTTTTACTATAAATTCATATCAATTAGAATTTACAAATGGAGGACGTAGATAATGGGTTCAACATATACAAGACAAAGTAGTGCTGAAATTGTAGATGGCGAGGTTATTCAAGCATCAGATTTTAATGATGAGTTTGAACAACTTGTATCTGCTTTTGCTGTATCTACAGGACATACCCACGACGGTACAACCGCTGAAGGTGGTCCTGTAACCAAGCTTTTAGGTACAGCCATTACGATTGGGGATGGTACTGCTGGCACAGATATTGCAGTTACTTTCGATGGTGAAACAAGCGATGGTGTTCTGACTTGGATGGAAGATGAAGATCATTTTAAGTTCTCTGATGATGTTGTAATAGATAGTAGTAAAAGAATATACTTATATGATGAGGGTGGGGAATATATCTATGGTGATGGTACTGATTTATATTTAGTATCTGGCGCAGATATTAATATTCCTGCTGATATTGGATTAACTTTTGGTGACGATGGTGAAAAGATAGAAGGTGATGGCACTGATCTAACAATTAGTGGTAATAATATTAATCTTACCGCTACAGCAGATATTGTAATTCCTGCTGATGTAGGCATAACTTTTGGTACTGGTGAAAAGATTGAAGGAGATAGCACAGATTTAACTATTACATCAGGAGCAGATATTAATCTTACTGCTACAGCAGATGTAGTTATTCCATCTGGCGTTGGACTTATTTTAGATGGATCAGGTGATGAGAAAATAGAGTCAGATGGTACAGACATTTCAATTAGTGTAGGTTCTGGTGGAGATATTAACATCCCCGCTGATATTGGTGTAACTTTTGGTGACGATGGTGAAAAGATAGAAGGTGATGGTACTGATTTAACTATATCAGCTTCTGCTCTTTTTAATGTAGATGCTGGTACAGATATTGTTTTAGATGCTGGTGGTGGTGATATTTTCTTTAAAGATGATGGTACTACTTTTGGCAGTGCTACTAATACTTCAGGTAATCTTATAATTAAATCTGGTACTACAACTGCTTTAACTTTTAGTGGTGCCAATGTAACTGGTGCAGGTACATATACTGGTGGTGGTACTATGACTACTGGGGGTAATATTGTTATTCCTGATGCGGGTAATATTGGTTCTGCT